CCTCCAAAAAGCTCCGGCGGGATATTTTGGATCCACGTCCGTTTTCCCGCCGGGCATTAATTAATTCGACACACTTTAAAACTCCATAGAAAGGAGATTTAATCTAGGGTAAAGACTATGAAAAAGGTAAAAAACACCCCTACAACCTCTCGAAAACTACCTCCAGCTAAGACGCCACATGAACAAGAGAACCGAATGATATCTCTTGCGAACGATTTAGCTGAGAAACAACTCAAAGATGGGACGGCAAGCTCTCAAATAATTACACATTTCGTAAAAGAAGGTTCTCCTAAGGCAAGACTCGAACGCGAGATTCTCGAAAAGGAAAAAGAGTTGATTACTGCAAAAACTGATTCGATTAAATCTCAAAAGAGAGTCGAAGAACTATATTTAGAAGCCATGAAAGCTATGAAGATCTATTCGGGCGACCCTCCAGACGAAGAAGACGAATACGATGGCGATGACTAAACGATACTCTGAAATAGTACAACTTAAAACTTTTTCAGAAAGGTTCGAATACGCCAAACTCTCTGGAATACTCGGTCGTCGCACTTTTGGGTCTAACCGATATTTGAATCAAAGATTGTACGTGTCGCCGCGATGGAAACAATTTCGTCGCGACATCATTCTTCGAGACAACTGTTGTGATTTGGCGATTGAGGGTAACGACATATTTGTATCCCCAACAATCCACCATTTAAATCCAATTTCAATCGAGGACGTCGTAGATGACGCTCTGATTATCTGGGATCCCGAGAACGTTATTTGTGTTTCTCCAAATACTCATAACGCAATTCATTATGGTGATGAAAAAACTTTAGTACAGCTTCCTACTGAAAGAAGGAAAGGAGATACAAATTTATGGTAAGTATTCTCAATTCAGTAAAATTAATGTCCGGCATATCTCCTGAAGTTTATGAGTTTCATGAAGTAGTTTTTCATATTAATTCTGTATTTGGAATCCTAACACAATTAGGTATCGGACCAAAAGAAGGTTTCTCCATTCAAGACTCTTTGCAAACGTGGGATGAGTTTTTAGAAGTCTCTGATCATAACTCTGGAATAGTTAAATCGTATATGTATGCGAAAGTGCGATTACTATTTGATCCCCCGCAGAACTCGTTTCTAGTTAAAGCGTTAGAAGACCAGATTACAGAATTCGAATGGAGATTGGAATTCAACGGTTCGCTGACTAACAATCCTTAGGAGGTATATATGGACCTTTCAAATACAGCAACGCCAAAGTATTATGGTCAATTCCGGGATGCTGTATTAAGAGGGGACATTGCAGTTAATAACGAAATCTCCTTAGAGATGAACCGCATTGACAGTCTTATAAGCGATCCTGGAGTTTATTACAGTGATAGAGACGTTGAAGGCTTTGTCAAGTATTGTGAAACAGAATTGACGTTAACCGATGGTGGCGATTTACACTTGTTGGATACCTTTAAACTTTGGTCGGAATCGCTACTTGGTTGGTTTTGCTTTGAAGAACGTAGCGTATTTAAACCGGGTAGAAACGGTAAGCCCGGAAGGTATGTAGTCAGGAACGTTTTAAAACGTCTTATCAAAAAGCAGTATTTGATTATTGCTCGCGGCTCAGCGAAGTCAATGTATGCAAGTTGTTTACAAAGTTACTTCTTAAACATCATACCAAAGACCACACATCAAATCACAACGGCGCCAACGATGAAACAAGCAGACGAAGTCATGTCACCGATTAGGACTTCTATTACTCGAGCGAGAGGACCGCTCTTCAAGTTCCTAACTGAAGGGTCTTTACAGAACACAACTGGCTCTCGCGCCAATAGAGTCAAGCTCGCATCTACTAAGAAGGGCATTGAGAACTTTCTCACGGGCTCTTGGCTCGAAGTTCGCCCAATGACAATAGATAAACTTCAAGGTTTACGTCCTATGTTCTCCACAATCGACGAGTGGCTTTCGGGCGACATTCGCGAAGACGTTGTTGGGGCAGTTGAACAAGGTGCTTCGAAACTTGACGACTATTTAATTGTCGCTATAAGTTCCGAAGGCACAATCAGAAACAGTTCCGGCGATACCATCAAAATGGAACTTATGGACATACTCAGAGGCGAGTATTATGCTCCTCATGTTTCTATTTGGTATTATAGACTTGATGACATCAAAGAAGTTAATGACCCAAACATGTGGATTAAAGCAAATCCGAACCTCGGTAAAACGGTTTCTTACGAGACCTATCATTTGGACGTGGAGAGGGCCGAGAAAGCTCCTGCTACTCGTAACGATATTTTAGCAAAGAGATTCGGCATACCGATGGTTGGCTATACATATTTCTTCCCTTACGAAGAAACGATTCCGGGTCGTCATCGCGACTATCGGAAACTACCATGTGCCCTCGGTGCGGACTTATCTCAAGGCGATGATTTCTGCGCCTTTACTTTCCTATTCCCCTTCTCTAATGAAAAATTTGGAATTAAGACTCGATGCTATATTTCAAGTTTAACACTAATGAAACTACCTGGAGCAATGCGAATCAAGTATGACGAGTTTATACAAGAGGGTGCCTTAGAAGTACTGGACGGTGCGGTCTTGGACATGGATAGAGTGTACGAGGACGTTGACGATTTTATCCAAAGACAAGAATACGATGTTCGTTGTTTTGGATACGACCCGTACAATGCTCAGGAATTTGTTCAATATTGGGTTCGAGACAATGGAGAGTATGCGGCAGAAAAAGTAATACAAGGAGCAAAGACAGAATCCGTCCCTTTGGGCGAGCTGAAAAAGCTCAGCGAAGAGGGCTGTCTAGATTTCGACCAAGAGTTATTCTCGTTTACAATGGGAAACTGTATTACTGAAGAAGATACAAATGGAAATCGAAAACTTCTTAAAAAGCATCGAGAGGAAAAGATTGACGCCGTGTCTGCCCTATTGGATGCGTACGTGGCGTATAAACTTCACAGGGAAGATTTTTATTAGAAAGGAGAATATTATGAATACAATAATTCGTCATGAATTTCCAAATACTCCAAATGCCTATTACAATGAGCAACCAATGCAAGCAAAATGCCCGGACGTCGATAAGACCCAGCCGATTGGTGAGATGACGAAAGAGGAGTTGGACAGTTTAATTCAACGACTCTATCTCGAAAGAGAAGCGGAAAACTTATTGGCGGATATGCAAAGTTCATCCGAGGTCGATAAGTCAAAATCGATTAGTGAGATGACGGGACGAGAGTTGAATAAACTCATTCAAAGACTTGCTAGCGAAAGAAACGCACAGGATTTAATAAAAAACCTAAATTCCAATGCGGGCGTCAAGATGTATGGTTCGAAAAGGGCAACGCTGGATACGACAACCCCGATTAATCAATTATATCACCATGGTATTCTCGGTATGAAATGGGGACGTCGGCGTTTTCAGAATCCCGATGGAACAAGAACCACCGCTGGGAAAAAACGAGAGTCTGACCAGAGAGATGACATCCCCAAATCGGACGATCATAAACAAGCGAAATCTGACAGGCGTAAAGCCACTAAGGGTTTGTCCAATGCGGAACTTAAGCGATTAAACGATCGATTACAGTTGGAGAAGACTTACAAAGAACTATCGACGGCGGAAACGAAAAGGGGCGAGTCGATGGCTAAAACGGTACTCAAAGACATTACAAAAACATCTCTAACGACTGCTGGGACCAAATTGGCCACGGGTATATTGAATTCGCTTATAACGGACAAAATTCTAAATCTTCTCAAAAACAAGGCTGAGTAAGGAGGTTATATTTTAATGAATCCCACACACCTCCAACACCACGGCATTCTCGGTATGAAATGGGGGCGTCGCCGCTTTCAGAACGCTGATGGAACTTTAACTCCTCGCGGACAAGCTCGTTTAGAAGAAAAAGATAATAAATGGGCGTCAACCAAAGGGGAGAAAATCAAAGGTAAACTTCAAAAACTCGTATCGAAAGACATGGACGAGTTCGTGAAGTCCCAAATGGATATTAGTTATACTCCGACGGGCAAAGTATCGTCGGCCACCATATTACAATACAACAACAAACTTGCCTCCCTTTTAAACGACAAGGTGGGCACCGTCAAAGCCCCTTCCGGTAGAGTTCTCAAATTTGTATCTCAGCGGGGAGAGATCGGTGTACATACCGCGGTCGCAGACGCCGGATACGACTTAAATCAACTTAAACGAGGGGTGTTTAAAACTGGTAAAATAGCTTATAAGGATGTAAATCTCATGAAAGGAAGATGATTATGCCCGAAAAATTAGGCTCTCGTTTGGTCCATGCATGGAATGCTTTTCGGGCTAGGGACGAAACGGACAACGAAGAGTTTTATATTCCCCCCATCACAGGTGCTGGATACAATACAAATCCGTCACGCCCCACCTTTCGAAAAGGTAACGAAAAAACCATCATAACGTCGATTTACAACAAAATCGCACTGGATGTTGCGAGCTATGACATTCACCATGTCAAGACAGACAAGGATGGTGTGTATGTTGAAACTGTAGAGGATGGTTTAAATCATTGTTTAACGACCTCCGCGAATAAAGACCAAACAGGACGTGCTTTGCTCCACGACATTGTTGTAAGTATGTTTGATGAAGGATCCGTCGCAGTAGTGCCGGTCGAAACAACGTTTAATCCAAAGAAGACAAGCTCTTATGATATTTTGTCTTTGAGGGCTGGTAGGATTGTCGACTTCTATCCCGACCACGTAAGGGTTGAGCTATACAACGACCAGACAGGGATGAAACAACAATCCATATTACCAAAGAACATCTGCGCAATCATTGAAAACCCCTTCTATGCGGTCATGAACGAAAAGAATTCGACAATGCAGAGACTGATTCATAAATTAGGATTACTCGATGCTGTCGACACTCAAAATTCATCCGGCAAGTTGGACATAATCATTCAGTTACCGTACACTGTTCGCTCGGAGGCCGTATCCAATAGGGCAGAGCAGCGAGTTAGGTCTCTTGAGAAACAGCTTTCACAGAATAAATACGGCGTCGCATATTCGGATGCAACTGAGAAGATTACACAACTCAACCGGCCCGTAGAAAACAACTTACTTACTCAAATCCAATATCTAAACCAGATGTTGTATAACCAAATAGGCGTCTCTGAAGCCGTGTTCGATGGCTCGGCGACTGAACAGGTTCTTCGTAACTATTATGACCGAACGGTGGAGCCCATCGTCCACGTCATTACCGACGAGATGCGTCGGAAGTTTCTTACAAAGACCTCAAGGACTCAAGGACATTCTATACAAGGTTATAGAAACATATTTAAACTTGTTCCGGCTAATGAACTGGCTGAGGTTGCCGACGTTCTTAGTCGTAATGAAATTTTAACACCTAATGAAATCCGTGGCATCATGGGTTACAAGCCTTCCACAGATAAGGCTGCAGATGAACTGACTAACAGAAATATGCCGGCCCAATATGGTCGTACATATAAACCATCAAAAACAAAAGAGGAGGATTTAATCGAAGATGAAGACAAAAAAGTATGATTTTTGCGGTTTCGCCACAAAGGCTGGCTTAAAATGCTCAGATGGTAGAACCATTTTACAGAATGCATTTTCAGTCAATGACGGCGAAACGGTCCCACTCGTGTGGCAGCATCTACATAACGAACCCGATAATGTTCTGGGACATGCTCTCTTGGAGAATCGCAAAGAAGGTGTATATACCTACTGCACTTTCAATGACACCGAAAGCGGCCAGACGGCTAAAAAGCTTGTCGACCATGGGGACATCACGTCCCTGTCTATATTTGCTAATTCGTTAGTAGAGAAAGCAAAACAAGTTGTCCACGGCGTTATTCGCGAAGTAAGTCTTGTTGTTTCTGGGGCCAATCCGGGTGCCAAGATAGAAAATCTTGCCATCGAGCATGCCGACGGAAGCACGATAGACGCGATTGACGAAGCGATAATCACCACCGGCGAAACAATCGAATTGACGCACGCTGACCCAACAGGGACGGAAGGTGCCTTGTCTCACGCCGGTAGTAAAAAGAAGGACGACGACAACGAGACAATTGGCGAGGTCTTCGATACCCTCACCCCCAAACAGAAGACCGCCGTATATGCAATGATCGCCCATGCTTTGGAAGCAGACGATGACAACGATGATGACAACGATGATGACAACGATGATGACAACGATGATGACAACAATGATGACGATGATGATGGTGTTAAACATTCCAATACAAAAGGAGAAGATACAGTGAAGAAAAATATTTTCGATAAAAAGGGCGATCCTATCACAACCGATGGTCAGCTTGAGCACGCCAACGTTTTAACCCGCGAAGAGCTCCGCACTATATTTTCCGAAGCCCGTCAGTCCCAAAGCACTCTGAAGAATGCTTTCTTGGCTCACGGTTACGAGAACATTGCAGACGCTTATGCAGCCTACGAGGACCACGTCTCTACTACCAAACAGCTTAAACATGCCGGAGACTATGGGATTGACAATATCGGCTATTTGTTTCCGGACTACAAAGCTACTTCGGCTGCTCCTGCGTTCCTGAAACGCGATACCAAATGGGTGTCAAAAGTATTTGGCGCTTCGAAGCATGTCCCCTTTGCGCGTATCAAAACTGTCGTTGCTGACATAACAGCCGACGAGGCGCGTGCGAGAGGTTACATAACCGGTAAGAAGAAAGTCGACGAAGTCGTAACACTCCTGAAGCGTACAACCGACCCTCAAACCATATATAAAAAACAGCGCTTAGACCGCGACGATGTAGTCGATATAACCGACTTCGACGTTGTTGTTTGGCTTCGTGCTGAAATGCGTATGATGCTTGAGGAGGAAATCGCAAGAGCACAGCTTATCGGTGATGGTAGGTCTTCTGCTTCTGACGATAAAATCCGTGAAGACACCATTCGCCCGATAGCAATCGACGACGACCTCTACACCGTTGCCATTACCATTCCGGAAGCGGCCACCACGTCTCAGGTTATCGACAGTGTAATCCTCGGCCGTAAGCAGTATAAGGGCACCGGTACCCCCAGCTT